ACGTGTTTCCTCCCTTCAATTGATCCTATGTGATATGTTTAGTATATTCGTTTCTTTTTGTATATTCAATATGTTTTTTACTTTTTTGGTAAATTTTGTTTTTATTTCCATTGATGTCTTTTTATATCATAGGGGATTTCATCGAAATTTCCTATGAAAATAAAAAAAGACAGAGTTCTAAATGATCTAAAACTCTGTCTCTTCTTATCTAATAGTGAGCGTGCGGGGATTCGAACCCCGGACAACTTGATTAAAAGTCAAGGGGTCAAAATGCTCTCAAACCGCATAAACTCATGTTTTTTCAATTTTGGTTGGAACGAAAATGGAACATTCTCGCTTCAACGTTGTTTATAATATCACATCATTTTCGACAATGCAAGCATTATTTTTAAAATTTTATGTAAGTTGCTGAACAGTACCCTGTCTTACCGTTATATTTAACTTTATGCCATGCACTTCCTTTTTTGACAATCTCTACCGTTGCACTCTTAGGGATTCTGCAAACAATATCGGATTTTGTGTTCGCACTCTTTCTCATAATCAACGGGTCATGTTTCGTGATAACTGTTCCATAGACTTTTGCTTTCTTTGCTTCTTTCACTGTTGTTCCTGCAATGTCAGCCTTGAACTTCTTCCACCCTTTATTATTCTTTCCAATCCATGGGTCTGGACAATCTTTGCCATTTACATCCCAGTGGCGAATAACGTGGTCTGCATCAATGTTGTACTTCTTCATGTAGTATGTAACCAACCACACGAGATCGTTGTATACGTCCGCAGGTACACCACCAACACAATTGCACATTTCAATGCTTAAGGTGTTTGCATTTGTAGCAACTTTGTATTTGCTACCTGCACCATTTTTTAAAGTGTAGCATCCACCTACTGCCCATGCTACCCTCTTAAGAGATACAGACTTATATACCACTCCACTACCATCAATAAAACAGTGGGCAGAAGCGTGTCTGTTTTCTCCTTGGAAATATTTGCAGTTATTCAAAGCTGTATCGCCTTTGTTTCCTGTGAAATGCACTACAATAAATTTAATATCACTTAATTTTCTTTTGCCGCCATAATTTGACTCATCGGCAAATTTGTTAATAAATTTCATTTTACACTTCCTCTTTGTGGGTAATGTTGATAGGTTCTTCTGTTAAGTCCGCAGGTCCTTGATAGTCTGGGTCTACTGCCTGTCCTAATTCTTCATAAGACATTGCATTAACACTATCCCCGATTCCCTTTGTTGTTGGGTCCACCAATACCCCGACAGCCACTAAGATATTAAGGATGATACCTACAAGCTGTGATACTACATCCTGTGCGATTGGTGCTGTGATACCTAAGATTCCTAGAATCTGATAGATAAATGCAATTAAGGCAGAAGCCAATGCTACTAATGTTGCTTTATTTTTGAAACGTAATTTAAGATTCATAGTTTCTCCTTTCATTTATTAAGTGTTTGTGTTAATATGTGAATGGAGATTTTCTTCTTTCTTAATCTCCATTTGTAATTTATTTACACCTTGCTTCATGCAGGGTGTTTTTTTATTTATACGTTAAATAGTGATTTTTCAAGTTTACAGTATAAAACCTATGGCATTGATGGATTTGCTATTAAAAAAAATAGTCAGTTAGCAATGATTTATATATGGTATGGCAAAAGTTTGACAGGCGGTAATACAAATCAAACTTTATTAACATTGCCCAACGGTATTACATTTAACAATGAAGTTTTCGCTCCTTGTGAAATCATTGACGAAAGTTGGACTCCACGTGGAAATACTGGGTACATAACTATACATAACAATACAGTGGACATAAGATGCAAAGATACAACATCTTACGGTGTCGTAATAGCAAATGTGATTGTTCCTGCATCATACATTAATATTTCATAGTTCTATTAACTAAATAATGATTTTTCTTTCGATTTTACATTAGTTCCAAACGGCAACTTAAAAACCTATTTGAATGTCTTTAAAGTCAAAAATAAGCTTATTATAATTGGTGGCATTGACGTTCCGTTTCGATGGGAAAAAACATATTCTTTTTTGACAATAAACGGATTGACTGCCGTAAAATCTGAAAGCTGTATGTTAGTACATGTTCAAGCGAGTGGACAGGAAATCACATTGTTAAACATTCCTAAAGGTGGCAATCGAGATTTAATGCATACACTAATTAGTGATTTAACTTATAAAAAGATTGCGTCAAATATTCCAAGTTCAACAAAATATACAATTCCAAGTGAATATAAAATGGCAATTCTTGTTGCAACAATTAATTATCCTAATGCAATAAGTCCGCAATTCACGTTCATGTTTCCAAATTTAACAGAAACAAATCGTATATCTGATGGTTACTGGTATGACAACACTTATCACGCAAGCTTTATGGCATGCAACGATGGAAATGTTGTTTACTTTGCTTCAAATTGGCAAGTAGTGTCTCCAACAGGTACAGTTACTTATGATGTTTATGCAAGGTAAGTTAATTATCAAATACGATTCCACCTTGGTCTATATATACTCTAGGTGGAGCAATTACCGTATAATATCCCCATTGTGGGAGATTACAAATTTGTATAGACGTACCGCTTGCACGGCAATACACGTTACTAGATATAATGTTTGATGTGCCGTCAATTTGAACGTTTGAACCACTTACATTTACTGTAATTAGAGAGCATATTGGACTTCCATTCCCGTTTCCATAAAGAAGCAAAGCAAACTTATCACATGTTTTTTGAACTGTAGTATAGTTTTCTATTGATATATAGAAATCATTACCAGAACCACTTGTTTTTAGCACAATGTTCCCTGATCTATTTGTTAAATCACTATTTAACGTAGAAATATCTGATTGTATTTTACTTATACTATCTTCTATATTTCCAATCCCTAATTTAGTTTTTATCAGAGACACGATCGTTGACCACTTAACCTTACTGGCGGTACTCCCACCAGTAAGCATGTAATCATCATCTGATATTGTCTTTTTCTCTGTTAAATCCGATATATGTACTAAAGGTATATTGATTGCCATAACATCACTCCTTAATTCAACTTGTTTTCTCTGACGTAGCTTCTGATAGCATCAATGTGCTTTTTAAGTTCTTTATCTACTACCCAGAAATTTTCTTTTTTATTCTGTGACAATGGTTCTCCTGTGTTATCGTCAATCTCATTGTATGTGTATGATACTCTGTCTCCACCGTCAATATTTAATACCATAAAGCTACTCAACTGTTTCATTTAACATTTCCTCCTGTTCTTTAATCAAATCGTTGATTTCTTCCATATATTCTTTCTCATAGTCAATCACTTCTTCTTTTTCTGAGTTATCGAATTTTTCAAGTCGTTCAAATTCGTAATCTTTCTGAATTGCTTTGATTTCCCACGAAAATTTAAGGTTTTCAGTGCCTCGAACGACAAAGTAACTATCGGTCTTTTCTTCTACCCATATATCGCCTTGCCCCTCTTTCTGCAAGAATACTTGGTACTCAACACCTGTGTTTACTGTCTCTGAAAATATATCGTTAATGTCTATGTAACATTTTCCTGTATTATCAGTACATCCAGAACCTATATCCCCAAAATATGGGGTTGCTGTTTCATAACAATACTGCTTTCTTGTATCGTAATTTTCTGTATCTATGATTCTGTTTTTTGTTCCTGCAACAGACAAACTTCCGCCAATAGTAACTGGCTGATAAAAACTTGATTTTTCTTTTCCAAAATGAAATTTATAATTACTTACCGACCCAAGATAAAGTGATTCATCCGTCATATGCATTGTTATGTCTGTTTGTACTGTAATTGGTCCACTGCTGTTATTTTTTAATACAATCTCATCTGGGGACAAAATCGCACATGCACCAGTTCCATCCTTGTTTTCAGATAAATATATACCACCGAACACGTCTGGTGTTATACACACATATGATATTGGCTTTTCTCCCATGCCTGATATATAATGCGTTACGACTATCCCTTTCGTGTTTATGTCAACAATTTCATTGTCATTTGCATCATAAACGTGCATTTGTCCATTACCGTACGTGTTTGCTTTTCCACCAAGATTTAATGTTCCACCTCTAGCATAAGTAAAGTTGATATACAACTTACCGTCAGACCCACGATAAATACCTTGCCATGCTCCGTCGTTGGTCAGCAGATTGAATATATCTTCGTGAGTCAGTGCATCTACGTCAATGGCTACTGGAATTGTCTCAATATCCAACACCTGTGAAAATCCACCTGCGGCATACATCGTACACCTTAACGCTGTAAGATTTCTTGAGATACCGATACCACTTGAACCGCTTGCAGTAACACCGCTTGAACCACTTGCTAGCACAGAGTACAGTGCATGGGTAATGTCAGTTTCATCTGAGGATGAAGTATAAACGGTCGTGTATGTATCTCCGTCCGTTGTTTCCTCAATCTTGAATCGACACTTATAAGCTGTACGTGCTGTTGCTGTACCGTCACGGTAGTAACCAGATAATGTAATGTAGTTCGGCACAATCGTGTTGTCCGCAGACATTTTCACGATACTTGACGATGTTTCCATGAAGTACGTTCTTCCTGCACTTCCTTGCGGACCAGTTGCTCCCGTATTCCCTTTTTCTCCCTGTGGTCCTGTTGCCCCTGTCTCTCCCTTGATTCTTGCCCAAGTGTAAGAACCAACCGTTGTAGGGTCTGCTTGGTTATAGTCGGTGCAAGTTCCGATATATGTTCCAACGTCCTCTCCCGAATTAGAAGTGAACGTCTTACCGCCATCGTTACTATACTTAACATGGAAATATGGTGTTTTACCGTCCGCACCTGCCTTACCTGCCGTTCCATTCGTTCCGTCATTGACAGTCTGTGTATGTGTTCCATTTTTATCTGTAATTGTGATGGTTGTTACTGTACCGCTTTTTGAAATTGATACTGTCGGAGATACACCGTCATTTCCTTTAGCTCCCTGCGGTCCAGTCGCTCCAACTTGTCCATTAAGAACTATTCCAGATGCAGTATAATATGCGGTAATACTTTTTGTAGCATCACTTCCTTTTGCAATAATTTCATATGCATTGCCCTTTTCTAATCCTTTCATACCGATAAAAAGATGAGTAACACGAGAACTTCCCCAAGTGTCGGTCATTGCAGAACCACATTCTATTAATGTGTTTCTGGCGGTTCGGGTTAATCCGCTTGCATCCGCAGTAAACAAACATATTATTTTTCCAGATGCTACTGCACTCAATGGGCTGTCTAATGCACTTGCTGTCGTATATGTATCATAACTTTTTATACTTTCTATAGCACCACTGGATGGATTGATAACTACTAATGTATGTCCTTTAGTTGGCATAAAATCATATTTAATTCCATTTATAAGAACATATGATGCATTTTTACTAATTCCTTGAACCGTATCATAATTAGTACCAGATACAGTAATATACGTTGCATTTTTACCGTCAGTTCCGTCTTTACCTGCAACACCCTGTTCTCCTTTATCCCCTTTAGCTCCTTGAATACCCTGTTCGCCTTTAATCTTCGCCCAAGTATAAGAAGCTACTGTCGTTGGATCGTTTAGGTTGTAATCTGTGCAAGTACCAATGTAATCTCCTACCGTTTCGCCAGAATTGGAAGTAAAGGTTTTTCCACCGTCATTTGAGTATTTGATGTGAAGATAAGATGTTTTTCCATCAATACCGTTAGTACCTGCGATACCCTGTGTACCTTTTTCTCCCTGCAATCCTTGGAATCTTGCCCATGTATATTTAGATGGGTCGCTTGAGTCGGCTTCTGTAAAGTCCACGTATGTTCCAATATAGGTAGATGGGGTTTCAGTCATTTGAGAAGCTGTTGTGGGTTTTGCCACAGAACTATACTTAATGTGAAAATATGTTGTATCTCCACTAGCACCCTTAGGTCCTTGGATTCCTTGTTCTCCTTTTGGGCCTTGAATACCTTGTAGACCCTGTGGTCCTTGGTCGCCTTTTTCGCCCTTTTCTCCTTGCGGACCTTGGATTCCCTGTTCGCCCTGTGGCCCTTGAGGTCCAGTGGCACCCTTTTCCCCTTGCGGTCCAGTAGCACCAGTTTCTCCCTTTGCACCCTGTTCTCCTTTAGCTCCCATCTTACCGATGGAATATGTTGTGCTTGTGGTTTTATCAGAGTAAGTATATATGGTCCTCGTCCACAGATATTGATTTTCTGCAACGTTTGGCGGTGTTTTGCTCCATGTTCCTGTTGGTGCTACCGTTCCGCTGTTGGATGCTTGATAAGTCGTTTCAGAACTTGTGATACTTCTACCGCTTGCTCCAGTTTCTCCCTTATCTCCTTTTGCACCTGTCTCTCCAGGGATACCGCCTTTTAATTTAGCAATGTCAAATCTTTTCGTAACAGAATATGTATTTAGGTAATTTGCTGTAATATCCACCCATCCCACGTCTGTTGTTAATGCTGTCACAGTGTATGTGTGAGTTGAATTGTTCCAAGAACCTACGACACCGCTTGACTTCTGCACATTATAAGTACAGTCGTTAGATATGTCGGTATGACCGTACAAAACCTGTGCTGTCGTGCGGCACTCTGGAAACGTTGTGTACTCTCCCTTATAATCTGTCGTGATTGCTTGATAATCGTTGTCCAGATTGATAATCATTGCACGAGATTTTCTGGCTTCTTCCAGTGCCTTATTGGCTGTCTCATCGTCCGTGTACTTGTTAAGCTTCTGCCAGTCGGTTTCCACATAGCTTGCACCCTCTCCCCTTGCTACCACGCAAGTAAGGATGTCTCCGTTCTGTCCTTGATTCCACATATCTCCTGTGTCATAAGGTGGTGTAGGCTGTGTTAGGAATACACGGCACTTACTGTTAGCTGTAGACTGTGCAAAAGATGCTGTCTGCAATGCTTTTGTGACGTCCGTATCTTGTACTAACTGCCACTTCCATGTATCGCCGTCTTTGAAAAATCTGTAAGCATAACCTTTAGATTTCCAGTAAAACAAATCTCCCTCATGCTTCTTTTTATCATCTTCTGTTGTCCAGTCAGAAGCAGGGATGTTTTTTAGAGTTGGCTCATAGTCGTAGTAGAACGTCTCGATCTGTCCGTCAATCTGGTTCTGTAGATCAGCTACACTTTTTGTAACTGTTTCTGCAAAGTCTGATACTTTACCGTCTGCATAGTTCTTAGATTCTTTCACTGCATCACTGATCGCATCGGGTGCTGATTTACCACCGATTGTGACGTTATCCCCAGAAATCTTTACAGTACCAGTCTCCATGTCTGCATAGAAGATGATATTTCCAGATTTATCTTTGACAGTTAATGCACCAGTGTTGATATAATCTGCATTAATACCCTCTGTATAAAGCAATCTTGCTACCATTTCCCCAGTGATCGTAAATCCGTAAGGATATGTCTTACCACCATCAATAGAGAATCCGATAACTTCCGATGTCAATTTAATAACATTCTTTGATTCTACTAATGTTGGTTTGTCATGCAAGTAATATATAGTCGAACCATCTAACAGTATTTCCTGCGTTGCATACATTCCATTACTGTTTTTTAATGCTTCTTGCATCTTATCTAAAGCATTTTGACGATCGTTTCTTTCCTGTTCAATTAACTGTTTTCCTTGTATAATTGCTTTCTGATTACTTGATGTGTAGTTGCTCTGATTACGCAATGGAGATTCTGCACTATTCTTTAATGTTGTATATCCAAAGAATACAAAGTTTACATCTGTTAATACAGAATAAAAGTTGTTCCCTCTCCAATCCGTAACTTTAATCTTATCCATAAACTCTGCTATTGGATAAGATATATAGTCCATTGTAAATCCCCTAAAAGTCACATTTTCAAATATTTCATAAATCCATGAAATAAGTGTTTCCTCATGTCCTTTGACCAAAGGATTTTCAATGGATAATACATAGCTATCTCCACCGACTTTTACAATTTCTTCTACATTTTCTTCGTTTTCGTTACCATCTTCATCGGTTGTTGTTTTAGTAACAGTTTTTGTCATTTGTACACCTGTTACCTGCACATCGTTTGTATCACATGTTAGATTGTTGTAATCGGTCAAATCATGGATGCTATCGTTTTCATAGTTAAAATCATAGGTCATTATCTGTAAATGCCCTGTACGGTCAATTCTTGCGTTTCCGCAGGCAATCATAGCTATAAAACCTATAATCTGTCGGTGTGTGTACTCACTAGACGGCATGGTTGGTATCTGGAAGTCATTGTGTAAAAAGTTACTATCTCCAATCAGGATACCGCAGGTATCACAACTGTCAATTAACACACTCTTTGCTGTCGCAGGGAATGTCAACGATGTACTGTATGACTTATCAGCCTTGTACATATCATCATGTCCAACAATCGTAACTACATTTCCGTATGTTTCTGGCTGTGTAACAGTAAATGTACCGTATTCAATTTTTTCGGTTGTAGATGATAATTCAAACGTAAGATACAATCGGATTTTTGCTCCGAAGAAATCATAATTAGACAAGTGATCATCGTCATTCATAATTTCTAATTGTACATTACGGCTGAGTGCAACACCTAAAGGAATGGTGTTAGCACCTGCCGAATCAACAAGACTATTGTTATCTATTGAAAAATCATCTTCTCCCAACGTCAAGACCGTTCCATTTGCAAGTATCACTTCTGCATTACATTTAAAGTCCTGCCGTTCTTCCATTAATTTTTTAAATTCATTACTTACATTTATCATAGAGGATTAACCCCCTGCATATTAAAAGATATACTTGACACTTCTTCATGATTTTCTTTTAGTGTATTTATTTTTATATCAGACATTTGACCTACATAAAATGTATCAGTTCGCCATTTTCCGTAATACACTGAAAAATAATGTAATTCAAAGTTCTTTCCTATTACCATTTGCAATATCTCAGATACATTTGACATAGGTACTTTCGATGCTGTATAAGTAAATCGCTCCACTGTAAACATTGGTGTAAATTTACCTTTACCACCCTGTGTCCTTGTGCTACCTTGCGTATAAGTAGTTTCAAAAGCTACGGCTGTGTCTGAATCTGGTTGCCAGACTTTTTTATTATTGATTTTTATATAATCCTGTGCCATTTTTTACTCCTTTCTACGCAAGGCTGAATGGATTTCTACCATTACTCATTTGTCTTAGTTTTGCTTCTTCGATAAATTCATCAAACAACGTCCTGCGGTTAATCTGTGCTGTGAAATGATAATCCCCACCATTGTTACCGCTGTTGTCTGATTCTAAGGACTTCGTAACAGATAATAGCTGTTCAAGTAAATTAAGTACGTCATTATTGTTACTGTTTGTGCTGTTCTGCTTTTGTGCGATCACTGCGGATGCTTTCGCAGGTATTATCTTACCTGTAGCAATCTCTGGTGTTCTGAACGGTACATTTGCCAACTGTTCAGACTGATTCATAAGGGTTTTGAGTGTATCTGGAAAAGCTTTTTCCAAACCTACTGTAATACCGGCAGGAATCATCTTACCTACCGTATCTCTCATAAGTCTTGATGGAGAATGGATTCCAAAGAAATCTTTCACACCCTCCCACGCCTTTTGTGCAAGACCTGTCATTTTATCAACCAAAATCCATGCAAAATCTCCAACACCTTTTGCAATACCTTTTACTACATTCATTCCAACGCTGCCCCAATCGACATTTTTAAATGTAGTTTTCATATCTCTTATCGCAGATGTAGCTTTTTTTGATAATTCTTTAGGAAGATTTTTAACCGCTTCTATGATATTGGTCAATATTTTCCCTGCCGTTGTTTTAAGTCCAGACAATTTCCCAGTAATTCCATTGCCTATCCCTTTAATTCCGTTTTCTCCAAGTCCTTTGAGTTTAGACGGTAAATTCTTTATCGCATCAATCAAGCCATTGTATGTATTCTTCATAGCATCAACCGCAGTATTTTTTGCATTCATAATTCCGTTTTTAATACCTGTGATGAGGCTTTTTCCAAGTGATAGCCAATTATAAGCTGTAAATACACTGACGATTGCCTGCACAATCTTTGGCACGTTTGCGATCAATGTTGGTATAGACTGTATAAGACCTTTTATCAGGATTGCAATAAGCTGTACTCCTGCGACCAATATCTTAGGGGCATTATCGTTAATGACTCCTGCAATATTAATAACGATCTGTGGAACATTTTTGATGATATCTGGCATGGAATTAGCTATACCTTTAGCAAGATTTAACATAAGATGGAGACCAGAATCTACTAATTTTCCTGCATTGCTTCTTAAGTTTGCAGTAAAACTCGTCAATGCTGATAATCCATTACTAATAAACTGCTGTGTCCCATTTGTAATACCTTTTGCCAAGTTATCCATAAAAGACACACCGAGTTGTGTTAATGCCGTAATGGCTTTCCCTGCAACAGATATTGCATTGACAAATATTCCGACCCAATCAATGGATGTTAATAATGTTGCTAATTTTGTGCCAAGCTGTGACCAGTTTGTTGTAGTAAGTGCATTATCTAATGTTGTTAATATTCCTAATGCTAATCCAGATAAGCTTGTACCAATAGACTTAACATCTATCTGGTTGATTGCACCATTCAAAAATCCACCTATTGACGTTCCTATTTTTGCCCAGTTAAGAGTATTTACAGCTCCCTCTAACATTTGAAACGGAACATTTATTTTATTCGCAAACAACTGCCCTACATTATTCCAATTTACTTCGTTGAATAAACCGTTGATACCTGTTGCAATTTTTGAACCAAGATTTTTCCAATTGATTCCCTCTATCAACAGATTCAGTGTGTTGACAATTGTATTAATACCTGCACCCACAGTACGTCCCATTAAATCCCAGTCTATGTGATCAACAAGACTATTGAATGTCCGTGTAAATGCGTTCACAAAATATGTAATCTTCGGGCCTACATTATCCCAATTGATGGCATTATAGATTTTTTGCAATCCTTTGTTGATACCCGATGCAATATAAGCTCCAAGTCCCTCCCAGTCCTCTTTTTTTATGAGGCCCTTAATCTTCTTAGCAATATCTGCGATGGAAGATTCAATAGGGACTTTCTCAAACATATCTCCAATGGATGGACCAGTGTAACCACCGCCACCACCTCCACCGCCTGCGGATGGGGTAGAAGAACTAGGGGTATCGTTATCTTTTTCTTTTTGGTACTGTCGGATTTCATCCAGTCCAGAAAGATATGTCTGTATCTCTTTATTTGCTTTTTTTGTGGCATTTGCGTTATTCTTTGTGGCTTTTGCCGCCTTATTAGCACCACTGGATGTTTTATTCAATGATGCCGCATAATCTTCTTGTACGGCTTTCGCTCTTGTAAAAGATTTCTGTCCTGTCAGTGCCGCTATAAACATTCCTATATACGTGATTGCTTTCGATAACATATTCATGAATGCCGTTAATATAGGTGCAACTACGGACAAAATCGGTGCAAATGCTGTTGCCAAACTGTTTTGTAACTGAGTTAATGCTGACATCATAGAAGATATCGAAGCATTAGTAGCAGACGAATACTGTGCAAGGTTATTGATGCCTGTCATGATTCCACTGTTAACTTTAGAAATCATTCCAAAAACGGTAGAATATAATATACTCATACCGACCATTCGGCCAATAGAAAATCTTGCATTATTAGCACTGTTTGTTGTGCTTGTGAAGTTCTGTGCCAGTACACCAAGACGTTTTCCAAGTCCAGATACGACTCCACCCATCCTACTAAAGATAGATGAAATACCGCCTGTCTTTGTCTTAGCACTGTCCGCAGACTGACTGACATTCTTAAATGATGAACCAAGCCTACTATTTGTGTTAACAAGTCCTTTTTCTTTTGCATCTGTCTGTGTTATTTCTTTGTTTAAGGCATCCAAAGCTTTTTGACTTGCACTAGATGCCGTGGCAGAATATGCACCAGTCATAGGGGCTGTCTTGATCGCAGGTGTTTGTACTGCTCCCCCACCGCTTTCTAACTGCCGTTTCTTAGCAAGTAATGAATCATACTGCCGACCAAGCTTCTCTGCCGCACTCTCTAATGCCATAAAAGCAGGAGATGAAGTAACACTCTGATTCCTTGCGAACAACTCTTGCTGAGTCTGTGCAACTTGATTAAACTGTGATTTTACCTGCTGTAGTGTCTGCTCAAGAATCTGATAAGCTGTAGTATTGATAGAGCTGTCACTTATCTTTTGTTGTGCCTGTGCTGTTTGCTCCAAGCTGTTATTTAACAGTTCTACTTTTGTTTCTGTGCCTGTGATCTCTGCATTAAGTTTAGCTAATGCGTTAGCACTTTCCTCACTTGCCAGACCTGTTCCACCTGTCAGCTTTCCAGTCTTAGGCAGTCCAGTCTTTCCTGTTGTAGATGTTTCCAACTGCTTCTTTTTTGCAATCAACTGTTCATATTGCTGATCTAATTTAGAAGCGGCACTCTCCATTGCTTGAAATGCAGGGGAAGAAGTTGCACTCTGATTTCTGTTGAATACATCCATCTGTGCTTTTTCCAACTCTGCAAGCTTCTGTCCTGTGGTTTCTATCGCTTTATCTAACGTATCTAGTGCATCAGATTTAATATCTATGCTTTCTAGCTTCTTTTCTGCCTGTGCGGTCTTTTCCAGTTCCTCAGCCACAGTCTTTGCTTTTTCTTCGACAACATCCATGCCTTTTATATCTGGTGCTTTTATACCGCCACTCATGGCTTTTTCCATTGATTTTCCAATGGTTTTTACTTGATTGGATAAACGTTTTAAAAGGGATGCGATTTCTTTCACACTTGCTTTTGCTTCGGTTGTATCAATTTCTGTTTTGATATAAATACTTCCATCCGCTTTTTGTGTAGCCATTCAATCACGCCCCTTTCCCATTCAGTAAATCGTTCAAACGTTTCTGTTCTTCTAATTCCTCTTCGGAATATTTAACATCTAGGTCAATAAGCGTTTTATTTTCTTTGTAGAACTCTCTTTCCCAATCTTCCAGTTTCTTTTTTTTGGCTTTCTTCATGCGAACACTAAGAATCTGCGAAAATAAGGACTCTCCAATCTCCATATAAGCTCCTAAAAAAGTCCACCAGTGTAAATACTGCATAGCTCGTATTTCTTCCCCAAGCACACGGTTAACAGATGGGATGATAACTGGTGCATCCTGCTCCCAATCCATCACATGAGGTTGTTTCTTCCCATCGTCCTTGATACCCATGTCAATAAATTCGATGGCTTTTTCAATAGCTTCTTCATAGTCTTGTGGTGGCATATTTTCAAAATCAACGTATAAAATGGTAAGGCAAACAATCCACTTTTCATCGTTCTCAAAGTCTGGGTCATTAAATGTTTTTAAAATGTCCAGAACTGCACGAAAATCTGTGCGTATTTCATAATCTATGCCACCAACTACTATGGATGTAGGAAGTTCCCAAACTTCCATTATTTGTGATATTTAGACGTTGCCCTTTTAATTTTCGCCTGTTTCTTTTTGATTCTCTGGTCTGTTACCTGTTCGATTACATCTGCAATTTCTACGATGATATTCTCAATAAAGAAATCTCCGCTTTCTGTCAGTGTTAGCGGATTGCAGATAGCAAAGACTGATTTAGAAGCTTTAGAGTTGAGTAAGTAATCAATCTGTTCTTCTAATCTGTCGGATAATTCCAGAATGTCTTTTTCTGTTGCATCTTCTGGTACTTCCATCTTTTCAAGGTTTGCAACTACCTCTTCGTATCTTCTGATGATATTCAAATCAACAGGATTGAAAGAAAATCTTCCAATCTCTGTATCATCTTCATTGGTCAGTACCACATTTAAGGCACCGGTTTTGACTTTTCTTCTTAATTCTTCCATTTTTTAACCCCTATTTTCCTGTGCTAGATGTACTCACTGAGCTTGTAGATGCTGTAAATTTACCTGTTTCAACGTTGTAAGTACCTTTTGTACGTTCTCCAACATAATTGACGGTAAACGGAATCTGATAACCAGATGTGTCCCCACCGTATGATGTAGGTGTTACATAACATTCCTGCTGATATGCTTCATAAGCTCCACTTGTAGCTTCTTTCCACATATGCACTTCTACAGCATTTGTCTTTAAGTTGTCATCTGTGTAACGATTATCAACAATTTCCTGTAATTTCTGTGATAATACAGAGTCAGCTTCTGCATAATAAGGGTCAGCTTCAGAAGATACTTCATATCCATTATGCTTAAATGTTGATTCTCCGATGATGTTTTTAGATGTTTCTGTGTCTGGATTCAGTTCGACATTGTATTCTTCTAAGTCTTTTCCCAGACGTTCATAGCCAGATGTTCCGCCACAAAGTGAACCAGAATCTAAGAAATGAGCCATATATTTACGTGCAATTTTACCTGTTGTAACTGCCATTTTGATTCTCCTTTATCTTTTCAAGGTTAGTGATCTGCTCCATAATGCAGACCAGTTAATGTGTTATCTATCTATCAAAGTCATTTTTGTATCGGGCAGAAATGTTGATTGCCCAATTCTCAGACTTGTTTTCGTTTGTGCTGTCCAAATATGCAGGTGTCTGTCTGTCAATCGTTAAAAACTTTCGATTGCCTGTCAGAATCGGATATTCTTCTAGCTTATATGTATTGTTTTTAATCGTGATTGTTTGTTTTTCTAACCATTTGCCAAGGTTGTCCAACCACTCCTTAATGTCTGCTTTCCTCTTTGGTTTTGTACCACTTGCACGACATATCACGCAAAATGGATACAGACATACCTGTGTGACGTGTCCTGTGATACTTTCTTTTTCTGATTCGATCACTGCACCGCTTACTGGGAACATTGCTTTTCCGCTTGCATCATCTAATGTAGAAAATGCAATTTCGTCTCCCTCTCTTAATTCTGGGAATTGATTTACCAGTTCCTGCAATGCTGTTGTGATCACATCAAAACCATCAATGTCGTACTTGACTGCTTTCTTTTCTTCTGCCATTAGCTTCCCCCTGCCTGCTTCTTAACATGAGTAACCCATGCTTTACCATGATTCTTCTTTGCTGTTTCAAACCATTTTGGAGTAGCTTTAGGATTGGAATAGGACAGGTCTTCTTTTGCATTGGTTTGTCCTGCAAATTCAGAAACAAGAACCTTTCTTGCCCCTTTTCTTGCCCATGGAGAACCTGTTAGTTCATCAACCATACCTTTACCGTAGTATAAGAAACGTCCCATCGGTCCAGTGCCTGCACATACCATTCCAGTACCTGCAAGAGAAGCACTTTTTGCTCTCGTTACGTTAATGAATGTACCTGTTTCATGTGGCATATAAGGAACCATATCGGTCATAATTTGACTATCTAGCCAAAACTGAGCATGCTGTATCTGGTCGTCAAATCTTTCAAGGCTGATATTCGCAATCATGTTAGATGTATTTATATTGACATTTCCTAATTTCTTTTTAGCCATGTAACCACCTACTTCGCCATAACTTCAAAATGCGGAATAATATCATAAAAAGCACTGCCAGTGATCGCAAAGACATAATCATACTTAAGTTTCATCTCTTCGTAAAAACCGTCTATATAATCATCGTCTGCAATCGGTTCTTCATTTTCCCATTCTCTAACAATAAAGAAGTCAAAACCATTAGCCTTAGAACTAAATGTAAGTGCCTGTGGTAACTTATCATTTGCCTGTTTAGACCATTCTTTAGGCGGTAGCCATAATTTACTCCCTACCATCTTTTGACCGTCTTTTAGGCTATACTGCACGTTTAATACAGCATTGTCCTGTGAGTCAGAGCCATATTTTGCAATGATGCTTGCTTTATCCATGTTAAGATTGCAATTATGCAAAACGGAGGGATACCATGTATCGCCCTGCTTACTCTCATATCTATTGAAAAGTGTAATTGTGTCGTTATACATCGTATCCCTCCGCTTATAATGCACCTGCTCTTTTAAAAACTTTAAAAATCTTTTTAGACTGTAAAGCAAACCAGTCAATCATCTCTTCGTTATTTGCCCAACAATCTGTGTTGCAGGACTGTCCATCTAAACCACTTTCGTATAAGAAAGCGTGCATAATCTCATGCCTAAGCACACTTTTTTGAACCGATTCAATGTTATCCACAGAATCAACACTTTTTTCAAGAATTGCAACGACTATTGTTTTATTTGAATAATCGCAATAACCAGACAATTCTTGTAGTTTTTCATCTTCGTTCTCGTGTCTGAATCTGATTTTATATGTAGTTCCTAAAACATTTACTTTACAATCTTTCATAAATACTCCGTTGGGTACATTCCCATATACAGCAAATTAACTCCGTTGGCATCTGTGACACCCGATAAGTAGTCTCTTATTGTGTCAGAGTATAACTGCTTTTGTGCTTCTTTATCCGCTAGACACTTATCTATCAATGTAGCCGTACCTGCGTTATTAGAAGTCACATAACTTATACTCTCGTTTCCTGCACTCTTAGATGCTACCTGCTTACTCATCACAGTTCCATCTTCTAATGTGATATAACCCTGTGATGCTTCAACTCTCGTTTCTGCCTGTTCAATCTTATATGTGATTGACAGAAGTTCGCAAACACATCTTTTAACTGCTTCTGCATCATCTTCATCTGTTGGAAAAGCAATCTTAAGCTTTTTGACATTGTCCACGCCTGTTGTGGCATTATCTATCTTCTTGCAAGAATCCCAGACCAGACGATTAAAGTCTGCTTCTGGGATTGCTTTCTCTCCAAAAAGGGTTTTGTAATATTCATAGTCAACATAATTTGCCATGAAATCACTCCTTTTTATCCGTTGGATTTAATAACACCCATGCGGATATTCTTCTGGTTAAATGCTAAAGACCAGTTTGCTTTAGCTCCTAACTCTGCATTTGTAGGAGACTCTTTTGCGATCTTGTTAGAATTAATAGAAAATCCGTTAGGATGTAATACATAACCCTGTTTTGTATACAGCTTTTCGATACCGGCAGATGTTTCTGGGTCATAGTCTGTATAATAAGGATTTTCATAGTTTGTCTTATCACAAGTCAATACTGAACCTGTACCAAGCATATAAGTTTTGTATACTGGGTTTGTTCCTGTTGTATCAACTGTAAATTTATCTGTTACCAGTGGGATAAATCCACCGATTGTAGGGAGATTTACTTCTCTTTCTACTGCGTTAGCAATAGTGTATTTGTTGTAGTCAACAAGTCCCATTGCTTTGTATTTTGCGTAGATGTAAGAGTTTAATACAAGTAATCCCATCTTGTCAGCGGAATCTCCTAAAGCTTTCTGCTGTGCAAAGATAAGTGTTGTATCGTCAATTTTGTTTACATCTCCAACAGTGCCCTCGCCAGTTAAAGATAAGTCTGTAATGTGGTTTTCCATCCCAGACAGACTTAAAACTGCATCAACTGTAGTCATTAAGTCACGTGTTCTTACCTGCTTATAAAAGTCTGCAACAGAGTTTGCAACATGAGTCATAGGGTCTGCACCTGTTAACTCTTTTGTAAAGTCTTTTGATTTCCAAGCTTTCATTCTCTGGATTAACATACAAGTCTGTTTCTTTCCTGTAATTTCAGCAGGTGTGTTGTCTGTTTCTCCATCGTTGTTTAAAGCCTGTGAGTCCTGTTCATCAATCGGTGTATAGAAAGGAATTGTTGCAACGTTTCCTTTTTCTCCGATTAAGTCCATGATTGTATTGTCCTGTGCTAATACACCAGATGCAATAATAGCATCGTTCCATGTTGGGTTTTCTGACATAAACTCAGAAAAAACCTCTGGGTCAAAATCAAAACCGCCAAATCTTCCTGTTCTTGGCATAAAAAAAGTCCTTTCTACCCTAAATAAGAATAGATAAGGACTTATCTATGTCCCATCTACCTACAACTATTAAGGGATTTTTAGGTTAGCGGCTCACTTCCATACTGTGAGTCGGTATTATCTATCTGTCATTTAATAAGGTTGCATAGTAGTCTGGGTCCTCTGCCTTAAGCTTCATTCTGTCGTCTAAAGACATTTCCCTTAACTTCTGTGTTCCCTTTTTCTGCTCTCCGCTGTTGAACTTAGTTGTGAAGCTTGGAATATTAACATCTGGTACTTTCTTTTCGTCAACCAAGATGTTCTCAATTGGTTTCCCATCTTTAGTAGTAAGTTCTTTAAATACATCTTCTGCATTTTTCCCATTCTCTTCTTCTAATTTCTGAATCATCTGGGAACGGATAGAGTCTTCTGTGATTGCATTTACAAATTTTTTATCAGATAAGAAATCTTTTACTTTGTCTCTTAACTCTGTCTGCTTAGCTTCTTTTGCTCTTGCTTCTTTTTCATCTGCAAGCTCCTGTGTTAATGTTGTAATCTTAGCCTTAAGGCCGTCAACATCTTCTTTCTCTAATTCGGCTAATCTGGTCTGTACATCGTCTAAAGATATTTTGTAGTCATCTTTTTTCTTTACCTGTTTATCGTAGTCAGCTACAGTCTTGTAATTTTCAGACATCTTCTTTTTCAGATCGGACTTTTTGTCCTCTGGTACTTCGATTCCTAATTCTGCTAAAATCTGTTCGTAATTCTGCATTGTATATCCTCCTATACGATATTTGTATACCGCTCGTATGCGGTAATGGATTAAGACTTATAAACCTAAGCCAAGGTAAAAGAGAAGAGTGGACTTGAACCACTCTTGAGCCTTTAACTCTCTCTTAAAACTTACGGGAGGAGGTTAGTTGATTGAATCACATGAGCATCAAACAATCTACTCTTTTATTGTAAGATATGGAGACTCTTTTTTTCTACTCATTTTTCTAATTTTTTTCACGAAAAAAGCACCATGCGGCAACATGATGCTTCAACGTTTTTTGGATGAGTATGAAAAAATTACAGCTCTACCAATAAAGGGTCAGAAAATAAATGCTATTGATTGCCACTTTTGTGGCTAATGGAAACAACAGGATTCGAACCTGTGACTGTCCACTTATGAGGTGGATGCTCTAACCAACTGAACTATGTTTCCACGGACCTCGTGTGAAGTCCTGCCGTATTATACTTTATAAAATCAATAAGAAAAAAGGTTGTAACATGAAAAATCTTCGAAACAAATCACATACTAGCAAGTAAAAAATGATTTATTCAACAACAACTATTATTTGTTACAAGTATTATTGTAAATGCTATACTATGGATTTTTCAATACACTTTTCATAAGTTTTTTCAAAAATTTCTTTCTTACATGGATAGATTTCTTCGTTTACGCCAGTAATAAGCATATCATCTTTTGTCATGAGGAAATCTCCCTCTAGTGTTGGGATAGTGTAAGAATTGCTGTCATATTGTCTAATGACGTAACCATTGTACATAAACTTAACAGGCATACCGTTAACCACAGTATCAGCGTTCTCTGCTCCGATTCTCATAAGCTCATCAAACGTGATTGCTTCTATCTCAACAGGCTTCTTTACATATTTAGCCATACTTTCACTCCTTATTCTGCAATCAACCATTCATTAGATAAGATATTGTTTAGTGTGTATTCCACCATTTTTGTATCTCTAATATCTAATAAGTCTCCCTTTTCTCCGTTGTCTTTATCTCTACACTGCATCATGATAGTTTCTTTTTCTGTATCCCAGTACCAGAAACCACCCCACGATGGAAGTTTTACTTTACGCCCTGCTTTCATTCTTTTAAATGCTTCTGCAAACGACATGCCGACATCTTCCACTGCAAGTTGCACTCTATAGCCGTCCTTGTGTACGATTCCATCTTTTCCATCTGTAATTGATGCAATCAGTTCTCCATCTTTTGTGATATTTAACTCTTTAAAATTTATACCGTCAATTATCATTCTTATTCTCCTTTACATCTCAAACTTGACATTTTCCCACTTCTTGTAAGCGTCCATGTACAGCTCGCTTTCATCTCCGTTGAATGTCATTTCATAATACATGCCATCAGATAATGTCGTGCTTAACAGTGCTTTGTGGTTCTGTAATGTTTTGGAATACCAAACAACATACACGTCATTCATTGTAATATGATTGTTGTCTGTCTTGTCCATATGTCCGTTCACATAATCAACAATCTTTGCTTTGCATACCGCTAAATATTCTCTACTTCCCATTTTTATTCTCCTTTATTTCTCGTGTGTTGTCAGTGCGTTTATTAACTCGTCTCGGGTTTTTTTTAGGCCCTCGATGTTGTTCCCTGTGATTTTGTTCTCAATCAAATTAAACATACTTTTCATGACTAAATTAACATCGTCCTGTTGGCTGTTAATTGTGTTGTAGTCACTGTTAAGCTTCCGTTTAATATCTTTGATGTCTGTCTCTATTGACGTTATACGTTGCTCTAAATCGTCCGTAGGCTTCTTGTAATGCTTATAGGCTTTATACAATACACCTACAGCTCCACCAATGGTTATAATCCACCCACACGCAACCATGAATTGATTAATAGTTTCCAAATTATTTACCTCGTGCGTTATTATACCTAGTCGCTGCACCTCTAGCAGATGATGATTGACTCCTATCCCATCCTGCGGTGTTGAGTCTTTCGTTTTGTGTCTTAAGATTGTTCTGCTTGCAGTAATCTTTATAAGCTTGATTCTGCTTCTGCAATAGTGCAGCTTTTTTCTGATATTCCATATCAAGCTCATGCTTTAAGGCTTCGTCCTTTGCATTATCCACAGCCGTTTTCATGCCGATTAACTGCCGTTTCGTCTTTCTGATACGTCTTTCAAGCTCTCTCTGGCGTTTTCTCTTCTCGTATTCCTTGCGGTTCTCTTCGCTGTCATAGTCCTCGAACGGATTGTTTATTCCATCCCCCGGACCGTGACTATGTCGGCAGTTTGCCCCATGGATTCCCTGCACGTTTCCCATACCGCAGACCGAAAAAGGCGGAAATCTTGGGTCATTACCGCTTTTGCTGTAAAACTTGCCTTGCCACCAGAAATGATTGGTTAAATTGTCCCCACCGTTTCCGATTCTGGCTCCAAGATGTGCTGATGTTAGGATAATATCCCAATCCATCTCATCCATACGTGCGTCTGTAATATCTGCTGCCATCTGGCTTACACCAGTACGGACCGCTCTCGCTGTAGCTGTCTCTATGCTGTCTCTACGTCCACTTGGATAGGTTACGTCTGCACCCTTGTCTATAATGTCGTTAACCGCTTCTTTGACCGCTTCTGTGTAGCTTGTTGTACCGCTTGCAGTTTGGTTATATGCCTTGTCCACTGCATCTATGTAGTTATCGTGGCAGGCGTTCGGCATCGTACCAGTGTAGTTATGCATCTCTCCCTTTGTCTTTTCATAATTCCTCTGCAACAATCGTTGTAGATAAGGACTTTCCCCGAGTGGTTTTGGTTCAAGACCTGCCTTTTTATACACCACATCATCCCACTCTATAGCCTTTATACCTGCTTCTTTCATTGTTTGTGCGATTGTATCAATGCTTATCTTTGTTGTTTGTGCAATCTCTTTCTGTACCGCCTGCAAGATATACCCTGCATCCTGCAATACATCCATCTGCCACTTGTCAATAGGAGTAAAAAGGTAATCTTCGCCACGTCCTAGCCTTATCATCATTCGTTCGATGATTACAGATACAATTTTGTTATGCAGTTCTTCCGCCTGCTTCTCTGCTTTTTCTGGCACATACCATAAGTAATCTGGCGTTAGCATAATCCCACCGCCTATTCTTCGGGGTCTTTTGCCATTAGTGTTGCATCTAGCATTTTCCCAACTGCTGCCGCATCCGCAGGCTTGCCCTCTTGTGTTAATGTTTTATCTGTTTCTGTACTGCCTGTAACTCCCTTTTTGCAGATGTTGTACAACAGCTTTTCTTGCTTTGTAAATGGTTCGGGTAGTTTTACATCTTCGCCACTAAGGTATGCAAGATATTTTTCTATTCTACTTTTGCCCATGTTCTACTCCTCTCCATCTGCACCAAATAAGTCGGGTTCTTTTGGCTGTGCTTCTGCTTCTAATGCTTTTGCATCTTCTTCGCTGAATCCCTCGAATTTTGTTAAATAGTACCAGAAAGGAATCTTACCGCTTACAACATAGCTATACCAACGAGAACGGTCCTCGTCCTCATTGTATGTTATGTCTCCAAAGTCATAGTAAGTCTCATACGGTCCACTTGGTGCTAATTGGTACAGATCAGCAAAGATATTAAGTGCTGCAATCAAATCATCCATGCAGAACTGTAGCTTGTCCCTAACGTCCTTGATAAACTGTATTGTTCTCTGCTGCTCTGCTTCTACGCCTGTAGCTGTTTGGATGCCTGTAGTCTCATTAAACACAAAGTATCCATTGGAGAATCCGCATTTATACCCAATCTGTGACAGCAGGGCATTGATTCCTGTCAATCGTGTATCTGTGTTGAGACTTGGGTTTACCTCTTGATAGAATCCTTTAATGTCTGTGCTGTTTACATTCTTAACAAACTCTGGTAATCTCAACCGCTTCTTGCTTCTCTCAAATCCATCTTGAGTATTGTTTACCCTTGTACCAGTCTCCATTAACTTGTCGGAGTCTAGCAGCAACATTCTTCGGCTGTCGAATATCTCTGTTGCGTTCCTGCTGTATGCAGTGTCTAAATCTTTTAGCTCTTCTATTGCTTCGTAAAAAATAGGCAATCCTAAACTACAATGCAAGTCTACATTGTTCGCCTGCGGTGTCCTAAGAACTGCATACAGGCGTTGTCCGTTCAGATTTGCAAGTCCTACATCTTCTAGTTCTCCACGCCAAGGTGTCTCGTCTATGTCAATTGGCTTTCCTGTATCGTTTGCATCCTTAGATGCATAGCAACGATTTGTTATCTGATACACGTCCTCGATGTACCTATGATACTCTAGTTTTGTGTAGTATGTCCTGCCATCACTGGAAATTTCACGGTGCACAAACACAATGCCTTGAATCTCTCCATTGCTTTCGTCTGTTACAATAAAGTTTTCTGGTGTGATCAAGTCCACACTTGCACCGTTAGGCTTTAATACAACTGTACCGTATGCACAGCCATATTCTACGTGATGTCGTACCTGTTCCAGTTCTTTGTCTATCTGCTCCTGCAACCAATTAGCTCTCGCGCTGCCATCTATCTCTATGCCTATTGCAAGTGTAGCAAGGCGTGCTGTCTCCGAACACACCGCTTTTGCAAAGTTGATAGTCTTTATATGCTCGTCCTTGTCTAACCAGTACGGAATGCCCTTATAGATGTACGCACATTTTTCTATAACTCTCTGCATCTCTGGACTGGTAACAGTATCAATCTTAAATTCTTCTCTTGCCCTTTGTCTAAAAAGGGCACTTAATATCTCTTTCATTCTGCTAAATATACCCATCTATTCCACCGCTATCAGTTTAACGTTTCCGATTTTTGTTTCTATATCTCCTTGTATCAAATCACTATTAATCGTAAGCCAAACCCCACCATCATGGATAGATATTTTTTCTATATCCATGATGCCTAACATTACATTTCCAATTTGTATACAAGTTACATCTTTTAGATTTATCATCATTATGCGTTCTCTCCTCTCCTCATAATCACTCTGTTGTATGCGTATCTCAACGAATCAATAGCATGATTGTCTCTGTCGGGGTATCCGCTTATTATATTACCGTCTTTGTCTCTATCATACTCATACGTTGTGATTTCTTTGTATGCGTATGGTGTTCTCCTCGGGTCAATTACAATCTTCCTACGTTGTAGCCATTTCATGCCGTATTCGACCGACCCTGGTCCTTTAACTGCTGCCTGTGCTACAAGTCCTAAGTTTCTATAGTCCTCTACAGATTTAGGCTCTGCACTATCACAGATGATCGCATAATCGTTATAGCCTTTTTTCTTTACCCAGTCGGCTGTCTGCTCATTCGATCGCTTATTTACGTAATGCTCATCTATTAAATAGATCGTTTCCCTTGCCGCATCGTAGTATGTCCTCGTAAATGCGTACTTATCTGGATACCATCCCCAGTCGACACCTTGGTAGATGCGGTCCATCTGTGCTATTTCTTCGTCTGTAATCTCTCTTACTTCTACATACTCAAATACTGCCCCACCGTTACCGTTAGCAATACCCAAATATTCATGTTCATAAGCTTCTGGTCTGATTGCTTTTAAATGCTCTGCTTCATCAATAAATGGCTGTCCTAACCATTCTTTCGGTACATCCAGATATGTACTTCGTACGATCATACGATTATCTTTCGGTACTTCCAAATATTGATTTGCCCAATTGTTAGCACTCTTTGGTGGGTTAAAGCTCTTAAATATCCATGCACTATCTCCACCACGAATAGCGGACTGCTCAATATTTCTGATCTCTTCTGGTCCTGCGAACTGGTCTAATTCTTCAAACCAGACAATTCCTATATATCCAAACTCTGGTGCTATAGACTTAATCTTATCTTTATCATCAGCACCACGAAAGAATATCTTTTGCCCTGTGTCTCTCATTGTAATTTCATAAGGCGAGCTTGTATATTTATAATCTTTTTCCGAGAACTCCTGCTTTGTTATTGCCCATTTGGTTTTAGCAAATACAGAATCTTTTACAGTGTTATATACTTTTCTTACAACAAGACAATGTATGTCATGATTGTTTCTCATTAACTCTGTAATGATGTTTGGGATTGTTGAGGATTTACCAGAGCCACGTCCTCCCGGCAATACATATTCTGTATGTCCATGATTCCTAACATCCCTTATCATCGGGTGGAACACATCGGGGATTATATCAAGGTCCATGTGGTACGTCTTATTCCTTAGTGCTTCTTCTCTTGCTTTCTTTTCTTCCTCTTCCTTTGCCTGCACTGTCAAAGCCTTTTCTAAGTCGTTCATAGCTTTTAACTGATCTGGAAAGTCTGGCGTAAATCCAAAAGAATCTTGCAACGCACCAGTGGCGATCATTGTCCGTCTTCGTTGTATGTCTGCAAGACTCATAATATCATAGCCTTTTTCTTTGTCTGTTTTGGCTTGTAGTTCTGCTATATATTCTTTCACTCCATGCTTTTCAATGATGTTCTTTTTTGCGTTCTTCGCTGTTGCAGGGGAATATCCTGCTTCGATAGCGGCTTGATAATCATTCCCACCGTTTTTAATCCATGCATGAGCAAATGTTCTTTGCTTCTGTGTAAGTTCATCCCGCATTTATTTGCCCATTCCTTTCTCTTATACTTGCCCATATGTCAGACAAACATTTAATTATGTCCACCTGTGAAGCAGTTCTTAGTATCTCGTACCGTGTATCTTTCCAACCTTTTCTTGTGTTCTCATATGCTTTTATAGACAGGATGTACATTGTTATCATTCGTTTCTGGTCCTCTGAATAGAATTGTGTTGTGTCTAAGCTTATTACAAATCCGCTTGATACTATTGCTCTTTGTAGTTTTCTCATAATTCTATTTAGATTCATCTTCTCACATCCTTTCTAGGTTTATATATATTTAAACAGACCGTTAGGCAAGCGTCACATCTCTTGCATCTCTTTTAACCCATAGGGTGCGTGGTTGCAACGAAATTTACCACCTCTAACGATCTGTTATTTATCTCTTATATTCTTTTGTGTTTGGATTCCTGCTTTTATATTTGTAGCAGGTGCATAGATATGCGTTGTCTATTCTGTCATACTTGCCTACGTCACACATATAGTAGTTTTTTGTATCACTTCCTAGTAGATACATACATTCAGCACAGCATATACTTCTATCTTCCATTCTGCACTTCCTCTCTATATCTGCCACATACGCACATATGACTACACTTAATATTTACAAGTACCACTTCCGTCTTATCCTCTGGGATAGCTCTTCTCTTTGTCTCTGTCACGATCTCGCAATGTACGCAATCGTTACAGCAATTCTTTAGTTTGTTATTAATCAAAAAAAGACACCTCCCGACTATAGTTTTATCTAAGATAATTATACCATAGTCAGCAGGTGCGTGCTTACACTCTTTTTATTTGTTCTGCATTTCTAACCATTTTGTTCTCATATTAGAACTCCTGCACATCTGTCACTTTTAAGTAGAAAGCTTCTTCGGCTTCGTCCTCTCCATTATCTGTTGTGATCTCGAAGAAAATCTGCACTTCGCACTCGTTAGAGTCTGTAGCTGTATACACTACATTTCCGTCCTGCTTGATGTCTGCTGTTACTCCATCATCAAATACGCTGTAATATCCAGACTCCATCATGAAGTTGTCAAAATCTGTGAAGCTCATTTCCTCGTTTAATAATTCTTTTTTGATTTCTTCTGCGTTTAATTTTTTCATAACTCATATCTCCTTTTCTTTTTGCTGATCTCCTTTAACTGTCTTTATTATACATAATATTTATGTATAAGTCAACACTTTTTTCAAATAAAATATTTTATTTTTTCATCATCTGTTATTTCTACTTCTATTACATCATTTACATTTTTTCTAAGCATACAGCAAATAGCATTAAGGCTTTTCATATTTATTGGTTCGCCTCGCTTTATCTTTGCAAGTGTTCCCTCGCTTAAATACTTGTTTTTTCTTATTATATAAGAAGTGTATCCTTTTTTCTTTAATTCTTCTTGTACATCTAATTTGTATTTTATCATTCTTTTCCCTCCTTTTTAATTATTATATCATACTCATAATTTTACATCAAGAATTTTATGCATAAATTTTATGCATTTTTCTATTGACATATGCATAGATTTTATGTATAATAAAAGTAAGTTAAGAGAACAAAGCAATCAGAAAAGGAGATAATAAGATGAAAGAGTTAAGAAAAGAAATTGAAAAGTTAGTTGAAAATGAGGACTTCGTTTCTTATGAAGAGTTCATTTTCGAACTGAAAGAAGAAAAAGAAGAAGTTAAAAAATATCTCGAATGGAGAGCAAACGGTGGGAAGATGAACACCGAAACACTTCCAGACGGATATGTAGAAGCTTGTAAGAAGATTTTAGAAAGAATTTAGGAGGTTGAAAATCATGGATTATTGCAGAGGTAGAAAAATCGACAAAAAATTTAAAGAAGAGGTTGCTAAAAATTCAGCAATCCGAGGTTATAAAAATGCGGTAAAAATTTTCATTTACCGTCAAGATTTAGAAGCTTCTTTACTTTGTGATGAACTAGCTGATAATCTTTCTAAGCTTGGTTTTAGCTTGGAAGAAATCGAAGCTTTAGAACTCGAAGCCTATGACGAAAGAGAAAAAGAGCTAGAAAAATTCGATAAGGAACACCCTAACTGGGAGCAACTTATCAATGCATAACATACACCACCCACCCCGGAGGTTACGAGGGTAGAAAGTTGGGAAATATGACTAAGAACGCAGAAAAGAACGCAAGAGCCATGTTAAGCAGATTATCAACCGAACAACTTATAAAAGAATTTGACATGACCGAAGATGTACCAATCAGCCTCGAATTATCCATGGTTCGTGGTTGGATTATGGATGAACTAGAAAAGAGAAATCCAGAAGCTTTTGGCAAGTGGTTAGATTTAGATTATCCAGATAATGAATCATTAAGAAATTTGTATTTGAACGCATAGAATAAGCCGTAGGAATTAACCTACGGCTCTTTTTTATATCACGTCAAAAGGCACTGACAGACGTTCTAAGACATTTATACAACTTAATGCGTGTTCTTTATCCTTGCACTGGATATAAGGTATATATGAGCCGTTCACGTACTCAAATAAGGCTATCCACTTTTGGAACTGATCACGATTCATGTCCCTGCTCCTCGCTGATGCTTTCCAGATTTTCTTTTAACATCTGCACACACTCATTGAATCCGTCACGTTTACCGCATAGATACATATTGTGCCCGCTGTAATCGTCCATAGATGGAATTAATGTACATAGGGTATATAAATCTTGCTTATCCATGTTTAGCCATCCTTTCGTACATTTCGCAGGTACACGTTAGCCTGTTAACCTGTTGACACTTTTCTAAATACATCTTGTCCATGTCTTTTATTGCCTGCGGTATTAGTCCTATATCTTTGTACTCTATAAGCTCTTTTAATGCTTTCACTATAACGTAGTCCAATGGTGTTACAATATTAGCTTTATAAGCTTCTAGTGCGTTTCTGACATCATCAATATCTAATCGTGTTTCTTTTTCTTGCTGATACATCACATTTGCTCCTTTCCATATAGTTTGTCGTATTTCTCGCAAATATTATCATATTCAATTGCCATGAGATCAATTTTTTCTTGTCTTTTTTTCATCCCATTAATTTCATCGGGTGTTAGTCCTGTCTCTTTGTACTGTATAAGTTCTTTTAATGCCATTACTATCACTTGGTCCAATGGAGTTTTTACAATGGCTTTATAGGCACTTAGTGCGTTTCTGATAACATCAAGATTTAGATTCTCTGGTTCTTCAATCTCTTCCATTCTTTCAAACATCTCATACATCGTAACACCCAATGCTCCTGCTATAGTCATAAGATTAATGTGTTTTGGTTCTTTTTCCCCAAGTTCATATGCTTTAATATCAGTGACTGTATAACCGCATCTTTCAGCAAGTTCTTTTTGTGTCATTCCTTGTGCTTCTCTGGTTTTCTTTATTGCTTTAGCTGTACTAATAATTTTCTTCCCCTCCTGTTCCTGTTTAAAGCATTCCGTTTCATAAATTTTTCTTTTGATAACGACTTATAATAAGGATTTTTCCTTTTGATAACGTTCTTCTCTTCCTCGTTTTTGGCTTGGAACTCTTTGTAACCATCACATCTTGTGTGGCAATTCCAACTCCTGCCGGTTGCTTCCGTACATCCCATACAAACGCATTTCATGTAATCACTCCTTGATAACGCATTAAAACTTGATCTCGATTCCTGTTTCATTTTTAATCATGGATTGTAGGTCCTGTACACTGACAAGGCCCTTTTCATAACATTCTTTTAGTTCGTTCATTTTATCAATCCATTTTCCAAGTCTGGCACCACCAAATCCAAATTGGTCGTGTAGTGCCATCGTGCCCAATAAAAGAAATGCTGTGTAACTGCTATGTATTAGTTTATCTGCATCCCTGCGATTCTTAACCCTACGTTGTTGTGCGGGTAACTGTCTGTTGTTAAAGAAATTGCTTCCCATTATAACACCGCCTTTTCTTGTCTGATAAAATATATATCTTGCTTGTGTTTCCAACAAGTCAGCATCAATTTGAGTTCTTCCATTGCTTCTTTCTCTGTTTCATAATATGCAATAGCAACTTTCTCCTGATCGAATGCCATAACGCAATATAAACCGTATTTTTCCTGCTTCTTTATTATTTCTTTTTTAATAAACATACAATCTACATACTCAACATTTATAACCATTCGTTGACTTTGTGTAAGTACCAACATTTATAACGCTCCTTTATAATTCGATAACCCTTTGTCCTCTGTCGTACTGACTGAGTATTTTTTCCAGTGTCTCTCCTGCTTTTGCTCTTGTTGTACATTTTTTAATAGTATATAGATGATCTAGTGTTTCTCCTATAACTTCGTATCCGTCAAATACTTTTTTGACATAGATTCTAATAACCTGTTGTGTATTTATAGCCATTGTCTCACTAATTCTTATTAACATGTAAGTCCTCACTTTCTCCCCAGTCTAGCCGATTCCCACACTCACAAACTTCTGTCCATTCTGCTACATAGCTTTTGCATTTAGGACATCTGTATAACGCCACGTCTTTTCCTTTAAGGCTTTTGTGCCGTTCTCTTATCGGCAGACTGTGTAATATTTCTCCCATGTGTTCATAATCTTCTAACGTCATTGTAATCGTATCTCTTGCTTTAGCGGACTGGCAGAAACCACTGACTACCAGTCCTAAAATAATGCCGATGATAACAAGTAAGATTTTTAATATCATTCTTTCATCTCCACTTCTTTATAGATATTCACTACGGTATCACTGACAACATTATCTTTTGTTAATTCAACCTTATATCCTTTATCTGTAATGTTTTTCACAAACTCTTTAAGCGGTAGCACATCTTTCATTGCATCTGGATAATATATTTTTGTTGCTTTTTTTAAAACTTTTACCTGCTCCACTTTCTCTCCTACCTCACACGTATTTTGTGTTTCTTGGTTAATTTGAATCGTCTCAGTAATCCTTTCTATACACGATTTCAATTCATCTTCTGACATTCTTGAAAAATCTTTTCTTTTACAATTATGTACAAACTCACATGAACTGTCACATATATTTTTGTTGCAATAATCTTCTAACGTATCTATCATCTGTTCTCTTGTCATTCCTTTACCTCCACTTTGATTCCATACAAAAATTCATAGTATTCTTGTAATCCCTCGTTACTTAACCATTCAAACGGCATCCTTTTTACACACTTTTTATAACATTTGCGTTCTTTGCATGGTGTGCTAACAGGGTGGCAGTAAGCTAATATAGCTTTTTCCACTTCACTTCTTGTCATTTTTTTAGGTTCATATCGTTCTATAGTAATCTTCATATCAACTTCTCCAACGATACGTCCTGCTTTTTCGTCTTTTATATATGCCTTTTCTCCTTTGAAATTTACGCCTAATTGTTCAATAGGAATGTTTGACTCTTTAATACGTTCATGTAAGTCGTATTGAAATCTCTGAGTTATTATTTCATCAATTGTCATAGTCGTTCTCCTTTACCCTTTTCAATCTCCCATTTGCCATAGTAACTTTTTGTCATTTCCTTTAGCTGTGTCAGTGCCATGATGAAATTTTCAAGTTCGCAAGTATCAGTAAAATTTATTATCACTTCACTGCCTGTTTCTTCTTCCATGGTAACTGGTACACCAACAGTTCTCCTAAAATTTAATGTTACGTGCAAACTATTGTGTTTTTCTGTTCTCATGCTTGTTCTTATACAGTCCACATTTTTATCAGCTCGATTTGAATATATTTTCATTCTCCCACCTCTAAATCTTTCGCAAGCTTGAATCCTGTTCTTCCAACATTTCTAAGATTTCCTTTGATAAGTGCATTGTTTGGTGTCCTGTGTATCTTATACCAGTTCCAGTCGTTATCCTCTCTCATTTTTATTTTCATTTCCCATCTTTTTTTGTAATTGATTTCTTCTTTTACCATCTCTAGGCAAGCGATCATGTAATCTATTTGTTTGATAACGTCCATATTCTTTCTCCTTTACCACATAAGTTGTCCGTTTTCTGCTACCTTAAATTCTCTTTGCCCTGCAACATTCTTATCTTCTATCCACCACAGGAATACTTCTTCTCCAGATTCCCACTGTGTAGGAAGATTCTTTGCTTTTCTTGCTTCTAACATCCTGTCAAATGCTCTGATATAATTTAGTTTGAATGTTGGAAAGTCGTAAAATTCCTTTAATCTTCCTTTTCTGCCTGCCATTGGGCAACCGATGCATCCAACTCTTTTATATCCACATTGGTACAATTCATTAGTGCATATATGCTCTTGATCTATGTAGTTCCATATATCTTCCTCTTTCCAATCAACAATAGGATTTACGGTCATTTTTGCTTTCTGCATGCACAATTCCGTGATTCTTCTTTTGGAATCATTATCATTGCTAAGCATTACTGTATTGAATTTTTCTGCTGTCTTTTTACTACTTCCGATTCTTTCGAACTCATCCCACATATTTTTTCGTTTTGTGCTTTCGTCCCACCTAACACCTGTTGCAATATATCTTCCATTGCTGTTATTTTCCTTAAGTTCTTGACAACAATATCTTACAAGCCGTGTAGGCGGTATAAGTTTCTTGGGAATGAGATTCCACATCGTGATTCTGGTTCCGTCTGGTTTCCTTGGATAGTTAATACTACACTTTATCCCCCCCTCTTCCAATTTCTTGAAATTGTCACGGACGTGCCACACTGTTTGTGGTGCATCCGCTGTGGTGTGACTGTGCTGTACTTCAAAAGGAACTCCAGAACGTTTGAATAGTTCTAACAATACATCTGAGTCCTTGCCACCGCTGTATGTACAGATAAGTGGTTGTTTGTAATATTCAAGACTCATTTCTGATGCTGTTTTGATTCTTTCTATTGCTTTTTGTTCTAAGTCCATTGATACTCCTTTACTTCATTATGTTTCTAATCTTCAACATAATAATCACGTATAAATTCTTCGTAGCTCATAATACGTTTGCTGCAGTCCATACATCTCATTGTTTTGTTATAACTAAAGTAATCCATGACTTCACTGCTTTCCATCTTTCCATCAAAGCTATATGTGTCAGTTCCATTGGCTTTAAACTTTGCAAACATTCCACGATCACTTCCACAGTATGGGCATTTTGTTATTTTCTGCATATTTCAACCCCCATTTCTTTTAATCTTTTCTTGGTCATCTCTTTTAATAAATCATGGTAACATTTGTCACATAAGAAGATGGTACGCTTCTGATCTGTTCCGAAAATGATTCTTTTCATTCCTTTATCTTCTGTAAAATCTTTTTCACACTCTACACAACTGCCGTGTCTGTCTGAACCTTTTAATGTGTTGATATCAACTATTTTCATCGTTCTTTCTCCTTTACTTCATCATACTTCTGTACGGCTCAAAGAAATCTTCTTTTCTTAACTCCATTTCACATTTAAGACAAATGAATTTGCTTTGTATTTTCATATCTGAATTTATTTGTATATACTCTCTTCCAACATCTTCATTGAATAACAGCCTATTACAATATTTACATCTTGCTACTGGCATTATTCTCTCCTTTCAATCGGCACGATCTTACCTTTCTCATACCTGCAATATCTACCGTCTTTGCTAAGATAAGGTGTCATGTTACCATACGTATCCCAATAAACAATTTTTGTTTTAGTGTCATATGAAATGTCGCCTGTGATTGCTTCTAGTGTTGGTAACTTATTTCCGTTATTATCTATTTGACTTGTATCGCAACCTACTAACATACAACTCATTATTGCCATTGTAATTACGATAAAATGTATTTTTTTCATAAGTTTTACCCCACATCCTTGATATTAACTTCTGCTGTCGCCGGTATAAATCTCATGTATCCTGCATCTCTTATAATCTCATTTTCCGTCAAGTCAACAAGTTGTTTCTTTTCTTTTTCTGATTTAACCACAAGGTAATAATGTTCATTTTTTTCGCCCATACAAACATCTCCAATCTTGAAATGGCTTAATGTGTATGTTTTAATACTTGGTGTTTTTGTATTAATCTTCATTCCTCTCCCTCACTTTCTACCCCAAAGATGTATTTTAAAATTCTTTCTTTTCCTACTGCTTCGATTGCATCAAATACAAGTTGGTTTGATGTGAAAACGACTGTTCCCTGTACTTTGCTACCAATCCATACATCAAAATCAAATTCTTCATTGTCTTCATCATACAAAATACAATAATTATCTTCGAGTATTGGGCCATTATGCTCCTTTGCATACCGTTCAAGTTCTACTTCTACTTTTTTCTTTTCTCTTGCAAACTCCGCTTCTTCTTCTGTGAAAAAGATGTTTCCTAATTCCCACATATCAAGATCGTCTTCATCATTAATCCATGTCCTTTTTCTGATTCTTCCAATATAATTAATGTAATAAACCGTATCCCCATACTGTGGTTTCTTTACCTTTGCATCCTGTTTCTTGTCTGGTTCTTTTCCATTCATCTTCTCAACAAGTCTGTAAAACTCTTTTTCTTCTGCTTCTGTTAGATTTTTAATTCCCATATTTAATCCTCCTTATTTGTTAAATAATCTTCTATTGCTTGATCTAAAAATCTACTACTGATAAACCAACAATCAATGTATGTTGTTTTATTTTGTTTGTTATATATCAATAGACTTTTGTTTTTAACATTTTTCAATGTTATTCTCATCATGAGTGTATCTGTATTATTGCTTAACTCATCAACTCCTAAAACCGTGTTTTGTGTAAGTTGATTTAGCTGACTTGTAATACGCTGTAAACACGTTTCTTTACAAATTACTTTGTTCCATGTTGGTTTCAAACATCTAATAGTTGTATGTGTATCGTTTCCCTCATCAACATTTGACAAAATAAAACAATCATCTAATTCTTTTATTTCTTCTCCGCTTATAATTGCTTTCGTTTCTATATTATAAATTTGCATTTTTACTCCTTTACTGTCCATTCTCTCCCCTGCCGTTAATAGCAGGGGAAATCATGACTTATACAACAAATAATTAAAGAGTTTTGTTGCTTATGCGTTGCGAGGATTCTTATTTAATTGTTCGTGTGGTATATAAAAATCCTGCTGTGCAACAAGCCTTTTCTGGCTTGAGTCTCTGCCTAATAAAAAATGAAAAATGAAAAATCTGAAAATACAAAAAACATTATTTACAGTTACTTAGGCAGAGAATCAAACCAGAAAAGTATTATTTAGTTTTTATTTCCAATAACCCGAATGTGATGTTACATGAACAAATCTTCGTTCGTGTTGCTTCTTTTTGAATCGGCTTTGTCGAATCTCTTCTTTGACTTCTTCCACTAATTCATCTTCCCAGAATCTAACAAGATAACCAGGTACTCCATAAATTGCTCCACATTCCTGTACATGTAGCTTTTTAACTACTTTTTCTTTGACCACTTGTTTTCGGAACTCTTTTGTGTACTCTCTCCGCTTCGCTTCGATTCCGTATTTTTTCCACTTAAAGATGCTTGATGGGTCTACTCCGTATTTTTTCGCAACAGAAGTAACCTCTTTCGTTTCTTCTACTTCTTTAAGGATTTTTCTCTTAAGATCTTTGCTTATTTTTTTATACCCCATCTTTAGCCACCTTTCTGTAGATTGCTACATTTCTGTCTGTTAGGCTGTCGTGTCGTTTACCGCATACCTCAATACGTCCGTCCTGTACTAACTCTGTCAATCGTGGTTGTACCTGCTGCCTTGTCGGTTCTAATACTTTTTTGTGCTTATACAATACCGTTGCGATCTCTCGTGCTGTCATAGCTTCGTATCCAAGCTGCTCAAGAATTAAGATATGTATTGCTTCTTTATTAATCTTTTTGTGGGATTCTCTTCTGGTCTGCTTGGTAATTGAATGGCTTCTAAGTGCTGTTTCATTACCAAAAAAACTCATTTGATACATTTTCCATCACTCCTTTTTCCTTACTCTAATTGCTTATGTAGTAACTGCATTTCTAAATCATCAAAGTCATAATCTCTCTCGCATTCTAAGACACTTGCAGGATTCCGCTGTGGCTTCGATTCTGGTGGTTTCTCGTAGTTCTCGTCAAGGTAATCCACGTAACCGCTGTTAAAGAATGTCGAGCCGTTCTGTGGCTTTCTCCAACTACTGTCCTTAGATAAATCATCCAGATACCTTTTCAAAGCTCTTTCTATTTTTTCTTCTCCTATCTCATACAGAGTCTTTTTCTTTGTGTCGGATACCTGCCCTTTACCACGTTTATTCGGATACTTTTTCCAAAGCCTTTCAAAACATTCATTGATTGCTTTTTTGTTCGACTTTTCGCAATTTTCCTTTGACTTCTCGCAAGTTTCCTTTGCATTTTCTTCTGATTGTTCCATTTTTCGTTCCACTGGTTGTTCCATTTTTGTTCCATTTTTAACTACTGTGTTTTCCTCAGTAGTTGCTTTTGCAACTTGTCCACAATCTATGTACTTCTGGTACTCATTAACTGTGTATATCGTGTATTTATTTGTGCTTTTTGTGGATATGTAACCAGTATCTTTTAGCTTCTTAAGTGCTGTTCGGACCTGCGATTCTGTTAAGCCTGTCTCTGCACTGATTCTTGTTATCGAAGAAACGAATTGCCCTGCCTTGATTTCTTTTCCGCAGTATCTTCTATCTTCCAAATTGGTATGTAGCAGGCAATGATAGAAAAATCTAAATACATTTGTGTTTTCGTACCATTCCCAATCAGTATTTATATTTATGTTCATTCACTGCCCTCCTGCTTAATCTTATGGATATTTGGTTTCATGGATAGTCACTTCTATCCGTGGTCTTTTTTTGTCAATCTCAAAGTTATCTGTAAATCCTTTTACATATTTCCAACCATCATCTGGGAACACTCCTGCTTCTACAAGGCTGTCTAAGATGTATTTCTTAGCCGATGCAATATTGTCAGGATCACGTCTGCGGTCCTTTTCGTACCATGTAATTTCTACACGAACAGGGAATATTATTTCTCTGTCTTTTTCCCTCAATTCATAAGGGATGCTGCATCTACAGATTTTCTGATTACTTCTCTTGCATTTTGCCCCTTTATAAGGATTAGTCCTGCAAGCATTAACGTAAGCATTTAATCCGTCTAACCTGCCTTGAATCGTATATGTTACAGCCATGACCTGCCAAACTCCTTTATAAACTCTTCTCTCGTGCCTATCTTTTCTTCAAATGCCCTTTGTGCCATCTTCTTATACATAAGGTCATATCTGGCATTTAAATGTGCGGATTGTTTACCGCCTGTGTGGTGTTCGTGGCACAACGGAATCACTAAATTATACTTATCAGCTTTCTTCCTGTTTGCTGTCCCATGTAAACAGTGGTGTATCTCTACATAAGGACTTCCACATAATTTACAATGTTCCATATCATCAACGATGATTGACTTTTTCTTTCTCAATCTTAAGTCCCCACCTTTCTTCCATTTCTGCGATTTCCTGTGGTGTTGCTGTCTCAATACCTAACGCCTTTGCTTCCTGTACCGTTCCTTTTATCAATTCAGACATTTCTTTCGTATCGTATGCGTGGCTTCCTCTCATAACAATATTGATTCTAAAAATCTTTCCTGCCGTATTGATTGTTGTCTGTGTTGTTGGTTGCAGGTGGCAAAACTCTACGTCGTAAGCTTCTATATCATCATCTAACGGAATAGTTATCAGCTTTCCGTTTATCTTTTCATACTGCCCATATTCCGCTATCATTTTGTTTTTTATAAATACCTTGCTACAATCCATTACTTCTGCGATTTTTCCAACTAGAACATGGAAGTATGCATTGGCATCCAAACTCCTGCCCTCACGGTACTGAACAACCTTAAGCCGACATTCTTTGTCTTTTAGTCGGTCGTATTCCCCTCGTATGTCTTTTTCACATACAAGGGAAATAACCTGCTTACCGCTTTCAAAATCAATGGATATATCATGGATTCTGGCTTTAGTCTCCATCTAATCAGCTCCAAATCTTTCTTACATTGGCTTTATCTTTGTTTGCTACGATATACTGATATTCTCCCTCAGTAATTTCTGAAATAGACTTATGATGATAAGATGCAAGAATCTTGTTAATATCAAATGCCATTTCATCACATAAGCTTAACAGTGTGTCCTGCTTGATTTTTGAAATCTTCATAGCTCTGATTGCATCCGCATTGTTATCGTCTGCTTGCTTGTCCGCTCTTGCTTTGCGTTCTTTCTGATTTTCGTCCGTATCAGCATCTTTTGTATCATCTAGTAAGAAGATTCCATTTAAGGCATACTTACGTGCATAAGATGATGCCGTTCCTGTTATCTGAGAATCATCCATTCCCTTTTTATTAAGTGCTTCTCTTGCAAGTGCTGATGTTTCTACCCATTCTCCAGTTTCGGTGTCCCATACCTTTACAGTAGCCTTTACATACACACGATCTCCTACCGCCTGCACATCATCTGTTATGTACATTGACATTTTGTTTTCTGCTAGAAGCGGTTTAACCGCTTCTAGGATTCCCTCTGCGTTTCTGTATTTGTAATTTCCAAAAGAATTGTACAGATTCTTAGGTGCTTTTAATGTCGTTTGTATGTGCATCATTTTTTCATGTATTCCCATGTTATCTATCTCCCCTCTGGTTCATATTCTCCGTTATACGGAATTACGTTTCCCTGCTCGTCACACTCTTTCACGCTGCATACATCATCAAAACGAGCTTCTTTTAGTTCCTCTAATTCCTTTTTGAATTTTGGATTTCCTGTAAACACGTCCCACATATACTCTAGTAGCCATGTTTTATCTTCTTCATTGTTTCTCGCCTGCTTCCAGATATATTCTGTTGCATCTTCTTCTGGGATTAATGTCCCATATTCGTTTGTGTATCCTGTTACGATCATTCCTGCTCACTCCCTGCTTCTTTCAGAATCTCTTCTACGTCAAATTCTTTTGGTACTGTTTCTTCCTGCTCATTTTCTTTAAGCATTGCAAAAAGTCTAAGCACACTTGCTGTATATGCTAAATTTTCAAAAATGGTTTCAATAGCATCGTTATTCGCCATTCTTTCATTTAAGATTGTATTTGCGTTATCAAATGCTTCTTCTTTGTTGTATATCCATTCTTCATTATCTTGTCCGTAAAGTTTTACAATAAGTTTGCTATAAAACTCTGTCATGCCTGTTGCAATTTTTTATCTGCTACCTTATTTTCCTCTTCTGTAAAACGTGGGTCTCTAGTTTCTTTCACTGCTTCAATAATTACTTTTCTTGCTGCATCTTTAAACTCTTTTTTTGTAATAATCATTGTCATATCTCCTTTTTCTTGCTATAATCGGTTTATACATTTTTTGTTAAGCACTTTAGACCTGCACGTCTGGGTGCTTTTTTCATTTCCATCCATCACGCTCTTGTGCGATTAATGCCAGTCCTGCGGCTACGCAAGTACCCATAAACCAGAATGGCATTAAATCTAATCCGCAGACTAACAGTCCACACCCCATCATGAATGCTCCCATTTTCATTTAGAACCCTCCTCTCTGCATTGCTTGGTTCTCATTTGCTAGTTTTCTTATTCTCCATTTTTCAAATCTTTCTGTATCGAAAAATATAGGAGAATTGGACTTAGGACCTTTTTGTGCAAAGTCCTGTCCTCTTTCTCTATAGGCTTCATCCAGAAACGACCTCGGGAACCCCATTTTCACAAGCTCTCCCATCTTCATAACTGGTTTCGGGTACTCCATGGTTGCTCCTTTCTTACTCTTCGGATTCTTCCTTGAATCTCTCCTGCATCTTCTGTTTTCTTTTCTTGTCTCTGTAGTTGCTAATCAGCACAATTACAATTTCTGTTGCAACAGTTCCAAAAGCTCCTACGAACAAACCAAGGTAATATGGTTGTATATACATCTACTCACTCTCCCATCTTGTCGATAAGTTCTTTTAACTCTTTAACCTCTTTATCCTGTTTTGTTAATCCAAACTTATCGCAGTTCTTATAAAGCATTTCTGCTATTTTCTTTAAAAGTTTCTTAGTTCTTCTTAACACTGCTTATTCTCATCTCCTATCAGCTCATCCACGTTAATATCTAATGCCTTTGCTACATTACACACCTTTTCAAACGATGGACTAATCTTGTCCCATTTTGAAATACTGCCTGTGGCAATTTTTGTATCTTTTTCTAACTGATTAAGTGAAATTCCTTTTTTCTTAGCAATTTCCTTTACTTTCGTGCCAATTAACATTTTTTACTCCTTTCTTCTATTTATTATTCTGAAAATATCACAAAATAATATTGACTTAGTTCTGAATATATTCTATAATCTAATTACCACAAAAAATTAAAAAACTATTCAAGCAAACTACCTCGCTATTATTTTGCGATTTTTTCAGAAGCTATATCTTAATTATATGCGATTTTTTCAGTTTGTCAATAGTTTTTTGCGATTTTTTCAGAATTTTGTGAAAGGAGCAAAATATGGACATGAAAGAACGCATCCGACACCTATGCAAACTCAATCATGTATCTATGAACAAAGTTGAGGGAGACTTAGGCTTTGGAAAAGGTTATCTAAGTAAACTTGGCACTTCTAAACCAAATGCTGAGAAATTAAAAAAGATAGCTGATTATTTTAACGTGTCATTAGATTTCATAATGACAGGAAAGGAGGATGAGCAGAAAGAGAAAGATAACACTGACGATCTCAAGCAAAAATACAGGGAGCTTGAAGAACTTTTAAGAAGTGACTCAATGAAACCTGTTCGTTATGATGGTAAACCTGTCAATAACGATACGATAGATTTATTACTAAAACAGATTGAGATTTCACTTGCAATGCTAAAAAAATAAACAGGAGGGTTATGTATGAGAAAAAATCAAATCAAAAATACAGTAAATGATTTGATTGAAACATACGGTACGAGAAATCCATATTTACTTGCTAGTTACCTTGACGTAACAATCCAGTATGGAGACTTAGGAGAACTGCAAGGATGCTACATGAAAATATGGGATAAGAAATTTATTTATATCAACGATAGAATCGAGGATGATAAGCTAAAAGATACTGTTGTCGCTCATGAATTGGCACATAGTATTATGCACAATGAAGATTATTATTTTTTCAGTTATGGTAAACAGTTTCAATCAAACAAAACTGAAATTGAAGCTCACACATTCGCAGCGGAGCTTTTGATACCAGATGAAACGATTATCGAACATCCGGGATATACGCTCGATCAATTATCATCGTTAACCGGATATGCTGAAAGATTAGTCAGCTTCAAAAGACTTTAATTTTTTCTTTTTTGTTTTATTTTTTCTTTTTAATTAAATATAAATATTAATTATTATAATACTATATAGGTTATATATAACTATAGTCTTTAGATACTATATATTTATATAAAAGAAAATAAAAATACACTAAAAATATTGTTTTGTCAATCACAAATTAAAAAAACTTTTTGTATGGTGCTAAAAACCGCATAAAACCGTTGTTTCTTGGACTTTTAAAAAAAGAAATGCATGGTTGATTGATATTTGCCTGTCATTTGCCTGCGATTTGCCTGTGATACTACTATGCAAAAAGTCCTACAAGCCGCATAAAACCGTGGGTTCTAGCCTGCGTTTTGCCTGCTATTGTGGTTGTCACGTTGCTTGTTATACATTATAAGAGGAGGGATGTTACATGGCATTAATAACTTGTACTGAATGTGGGAAAGAGTTCTCTGAAAAAGCTTCTGCTTGTCCAAATTGTGGATGCCCAACAGAGGAAATCTTAAAAGAATTAGCTACTGTTTCTACTGCTGATAATGAAGTTCCGCAGTATGAAATTGATGAAAAAACGATTGATATTGCTATAGAAAAAGGTATTGTTAATGAGCCTAGTGATTTAATTATCACAGCAGGTAAATATACAGATAGTGGTTTTCTTTCTACACTAACACATATACTTTATGTAGCAAAAGACAGCTTCTATTTATGCCGTTTTGATAAGGCAGAAGAGAATCCAAAAGAAGATATTATTGTCAAACTGGATTATATAAATGATGCTATTAATCAGTTAACTTATGATTATGAAATGCGTAAATTTAACGGTAATTTTGGTTTTAATGCAAGCAAAATCAAAGCGGATAAAGACAGGTCTAGGGATGCTTACTATGAGATTTTGAAAAAGGTAGACAGCAAAAAAGCCGAAGATTTTTATAAGATTTTTTATCTGGATGCACCATACTGTCCTAAATGTCATAGTTTGAATATAGGATATGAGTTTGTTCAGGACTCAGCTAAAACAAAGGGAAAATCTGAGGTCCGTAAAAAGAGTGTTGTGACTCGTGCAGGTAACAGTCTGGGACGTGCAGGTATGATCGCAGCGACTGGTGGTCTGTGGGCATTAACACCTAAAAAATCTAAATACAAAGAAAAGAAATCATCCAAGACAGATATTAACAGTAAACAAATGGCAATTTGCCAAGACTGCGGTAAATCTTGGGAAGTTAAATAACAATAAAAAAAGGACCGTACCACGCCAAAATAGGTACAGTCCAAAGCACTATCTAATATAAATACAAGGTAGTTATCATACAAGATAGTACAGCCAAACACCTATATTGTATCATGACTACATCAGTTATGCAAGAACGCAAAAAGAGCCACCGTTAGAAGACTAAAAAGAACGGTAGCCCTTTTCCATATCTATTGTAACACATTCATATTATTTTGCAATGTTATAAAAACTACTCTTGCATGGCTGTTATTTTTGTACCCATTTTTGCAGAAAACGCAAATTCCAATTATTAGAAAAAGGAGTGATACAATGGCAACAGCTAAATTTAAAAAAGGAAAAGATGGTTACTATTCTACAAACGTGTGGGATGGTACATACAAGGATAACGGTAAAAAACGATACAAACACCTGCGGTCCAAGAAAAGCTCTAAAGATTTAGAAAGAATCGTAAAAGAGTTTGAGCAACTAAGAGACCAACGGCAGGCAATGGTTGACACCGACATATTATTTATTGATTATGCCAGACAGTGGAAAATCTTATACAAAGAATCTAACAGAGCTAACAATACCAATAAAATGTACGACAATGTAATTAACGTCCATTTTGACAGCATTAAATACGTTAAGCTACAAGATATACAGCGAAGTCACTTACAATTGATTCTGAACGGTGCTAAAGGCAAATCACGGACACAACAACAAATTGTTATGACATTTAAACAGGTCCTGCACTCTGCTGTTTGTGATCGCATTTATTCCGCACAATCATTCGCAGATATTTTTGACAACTTTGAATCTATAAATTACAAAGCAAAAGAAAAACGTCCTTTGACACCAGACGAACAGAGAGCCGTTTTTAAGGCAGATTTTAATTTAATGGATAAAATATATGTCTATATCATTTACGGCTGTGGATTGCGATGTGGAGAAGCCTTAGCACTAACAGAAGCAGACTTTGACCTAGAAGCACATACAGTATCTATCGACAAATCACACGACATATCAGATAACATACCAAAGAAAAAATCAGTGAAAAACATACAGAACGGAGAAAGAATATTGCCACTGCCAGATAACGTATTCGATACAATCTCTGGTTACATAGAACAACTCAGAAAAGATGGCAGGAAATACTTATTCATAAATCGTGATTACAAGCCTATGACAAAATCTGGTTTCCGCAGGATGTGGGGAAGAATTATAAAAGCAATGCAGGCGGTCAGTGAAAGTCCTATCGAAGATTTAACAAGCCACATCTTCCGTCACAACTACTGTACAAACTTATGTTACCAGTTCCCTAAGATTAGCATAAAAATGATTGCAAGGCTTGTGGGAGATTCTGAAAAGGTCGTTCTGGAAGTATACAACCACTTAATGTTAGAAAAAGAAGATAGTATATCCGCTGTAAATGATGCCTTAAATTTGGAACGAAAAGTGGAACAACCGATGGAACGAAAAATGGAACAACTAAATGAAATGGTATCTTAGATTTTTGGAACATGGATGGAACATTGGAACACGGATGGAACAAATACTTTCCTAAACTTTAGATACTTTCAGTTACTTTTGAGGGTGTGATTTTTGGATAGGTCATACCCTTAAAAACTGTATAAATACAAGAAAAGCACGGTATTTAGCCATTTGGCAACCGTGCTTTTTAAAGTGAGCGTGCGGGGATTCGAACCCCGGACAACTTGATTAAAAGTCAAGTGCTCTACCACCTGAGCTACACACCCTTAACTGGGGTAGCTGGACTCGAACCAGCGGTGCAGGAGTCAGAAT